TGTGCTGGCTTAAATAGTTCCAATCCATCAGAATAAACATCCGTTGTGTCTGTGCTGCTAAATCCAGTCAATCTATATAGGAAAGCTCCTTGCAATCCATAAAAATTATACCAAGTCGGAGTCTTATACCATAAGCTGCGGAATACTAGTAAGCCTTTATCTTGAAAACATTGCAAACCAAACGTGACAAGTATATCATCCATAACCTCTCTAAACGTTCGCCAAGACGTTCCGTTATAATATAAGCCTTCTTGTATGCATCCTGTCCAATACATACCGCCTTTGCTATCGCCAAATGAGGATATTGCCTCTTGTGGGCTTGGGTGTGTGGATATTGCATAAGCATCGTACACATCCCAGAAATCAAAATAGTTAAGTATGTCGTATATCTGGGAAGTAAAAGACTTTACACCACTAAACTCATATATTGAGCTATTCTTGTTTAACATCTGAAAGCCATCGGATGCCACTAGCTTTATAAATCTTTGTCCGTTGATGACCTCTATATCGCCTAAATCTGGAGTGAAGAAACCTACATATACCACGTTCAAACCTTCGGTTATCTTTACAAAGTACATCCCTTGGGAGTCTTGTAAAATGTTTCTAAGGTTTAGTGTCGTATCATCATCATTAATGAGTGCGTTGATCGTACAAACAGAAGGTAAAAAACCCGGCTTATTGTCATCCAATGCCCGGTAATCTATATTCCAATTTGCTACGGTAAAGGTGTAAGGAGAAGGGCTAAAGTCTGGATCTATTGCCCAGATAGCAAAATCATGGTCTGCGGTTTCTGCCGTTGCGATTAACTTTTTAGCCACTTATCTTATACGATTATTAATAGTTGTATTTCTATTCATGCCAGTAAAGAAATCAGCTCCTTTAATACCTAACATTATTTTATTATCACGATCAAGACTAAAAGGTAAACCCATACCACCACCTAACACATTGAATGCAGCTCTAAAACCTATGTTTGGAAATATAATACTTAACGCTGTCGCTAATGCCAATGTACTTGCTACCGCTACTGCCATTTGTTTAACGTAATTTTTTAGTCCTTCTCTTAACGCATCAAAGAAATCTAATCCTTCAACCATAGCAGCGTTAAAACTCGCTTGGAATACATTACCTAACTCTTGACCAATGACCATAATAGACCTTAGTTGATTAGCATAACTTTCTAAAGTTTTATTAAGTGTTTTTGCTTCTTTATCTAATTGTATTGATAAATTTCCAAACTGCAAGACTACTCCGTTAGTTTCTTGGTAGGCTAGACCTAAATCATGTATGCCTTTTGCTTGTAGTTGTATAGTGTCAACGTGAGGAGTCATTATTTCATTGATACGCTCCTCTAAAGCTATCATTTCACTTAAAGCCTTATTGTACTCTGATCCGTTAATTTCACTTTCTAAGTATTCTTTTTTTAAGTCAGCAAGTTGATCAGTTAATTTTTTTAAGGTTTGAATTTGTCTAGGGTTACCTCCTTGCCTTTGAGTGCTGGGATCATAATAAATAGATGGAGCCATCATATACCTATTATCTGGAGCTTGTTGTTGTTGTTCTCCCTCTAATATACCCGGAGCTAAAATTATTTTACCTAATAATCTAGCAACGCGAGCAGCAGACCTTCCATACTCAGTCAAAACGTCTAAACTAAATCTTAACGCTTTAGCTATTGGTTCGCCAGCAACGGCTTTAAAATTCTCAAACGCTACCTTTAGTTGTGTTATTTCGTCAGCTGCCGTTAATGAGGCATCGCCCATTTTTGCTAATTCTTCCTCTGCTATGCTTACCATAGCGGCTGAAACGTCTGCAACATCAGCCATCTCTAAGCTCACGCCGCCTACGGCTTCTTTTAGCCTTTGTGCGGAAATACCTAAGTTATCTAGTCGCCGGGTAGACTTTCGGCCAATACCTTCGACAATAGAATTAACTAGATGCTCCATACTCTCCCCGGTTTCATCTGCTCTACGTTTAGCAAATTCTAACAGAATACCCATGTCTCTGATAGGTATACCAAGGTTAGCACCTTTAACAGATTGTTGCATTAACTCCAGATCGCTAACTAAACCTCTGGTCGATTCACGCATTTCCGCTAAAGTTGATTCATCGCCAAATCGCTTAAAACCAGCTGCCGCTTTTGAAAGTTGAGAATTTAATTCAATAGCTTCTGCCGAAAATCTTTGTAAGCCAGAAACTACAAACGTAGCTCCAATAACGCCGCCTAAGTTGTTGAATTTTTTGGATATGTTTTTTAATGAATTGTCTACTTGGGCTATTCCTTTACGAAATTGCCTGACATCCATCCCTAAAATTACTTTACTCGTCGCGTCTTGTTGAGCCATTAGTTACATTCTTATAAAAATCGGCAAAGCCATTATCTTTTCTTTCATCTTCAAAACGTAATAACTCGGTGTCCTTGATATTACGCTTTACACTTTTTCCGCTGACGTTTACCAGTATAGTGGCAAGCCAGCGTATTTGTTTCCATCCCTCTTTTACGTCATCTAAGCCATGTTTTATTACGGCTTCGAGTAGATCCTTATCTAATCTTTTTGCATCGCTTAGAGCTATCCCTAAACGACCGACCAGCAAGCCCAGTACGTCTACTGCGCCGCCGGCTGGGAAAAAGGGCCGTTAAGCCTCTCGGTTAGTTCCTCTAACGCTAGAGTAGAGCATTCCTTTTTGAAATCCTCAAATTTGGGCCGGTTATCATTATCCCAATGTTCTTGAGCGTATAACATACATAACATGTCCTTTATTTTTGGTTTAGTCATATCTGTAACGCTGCCGCCGGTTAGTTCTTCAAACAATAAAGCTGCTCCGAGTGTAAACTTCTTTCCCATTTTGCTTTATTTAAGAATTAGTTGCTTCTGCCCACGCTCCAGTACCTTGCAAAGTAAAAGAATAAGTTGCGTTATCCTTGTCTGCAAATGATCCAGAAAGCTGGGTTAGTATTGCTGATCCTGAAATGTTTTGCTTACCAGTTGTTGGAGTAACAGTTCCGATATCACATGGAGTGATTTTCAAAGTAACTGAAGTTCCGATAAAATCATATAACTCGTCTGGATCCCAGTCAGTCGCGCTATCTCCAAACAAACCAGAACCGGAAACAGTCCATGTCTTTGCTGAAGTAACGTAACTTCTAAAAGATGCATCCTCTTTTGAGGTTGTTTCTCTTGTTTCAGCGTTCAGCTCAAAGCTGCAATCTGACTCTAACGCGAAACCTTTGTAAGAAGAACCTCCGTCGTTAGATAATAATACGCGGAATTCTCCGCCTGCAATTGATGCCATAATCTATTATAAATTAATGTTAAAAATAAAATCACAAGCCATGATTACTCGCTCGTTGATATCGTCATAAAAAAACTGTAAGCTCTCTAAATGCGCCTCAGTATAGTTTGCGCTAGTCTTTATGCTTTCTCTTATTGTTGCTAACTCCGATTGTGCGGTGTCTGCATCTGAGAAATGAAAAAATAAACTCGCGTTAATGCCTTCGGCAGTTGCCCAGTCTTTGGATTCGGTTACATTTACCGAAGTAATGGTAATGACTATGTAATCCCCAGATTCGAACTGTGGAGCAGCATAGGCATAAACATTTGTAGTAGTTGCTGCATTTACCGCATCGTAAACATACTCTAAATAATTCATCTTAGTACGGCTTTAATGCGTTTTTGGATATGCTTGTGCATTCTCTTTTGAGACTGCCTTAATACGTTTGTATTTTTTAAGGCCTTACCTATAAAATCTTTTGGCTGTATTCTATATGTTACGCCCTTTTTTTTCTTTAAACTTGAAACGCTTGTAGTTCTACTTACCCCAACACGCTGACCGTTCTTACTCATTCCCGGGCCAGCTCCAGCTAATTGAGATGCTCCATAAATGGCACCTTTTTTATGTGGAGATAACAAACCCATAACTATATACGCCCTTTCCGTTCCTTTGTTTACCCATGAACCAATCGAACTGTATAAATTATAAAACTTTGCGTTTCTTTTGTCTTTTGTTGCTTTGCCTTTTTTCTGTACTCCTTCGTAAGCTTCTTTTCTTGCTGCCGCAACTAAAGGTTGTACTTCTTTTTTTAGCAGCTTTTTTACTTCTCTAAAACGCATTTCCTCGCTTAGAGATAATCTTTTTAATTTATTAGCTAAGTCGTCAAAGCCTTCGACCTTTCCGGACTCGCTTAATAAATATATATTTTTTGGGTTATAAAGTGGCATTGTCTCTTAGTTTAGTTTTTACTAAAATATAACGCAAACGCCCTTCGGGTACTATGGAAATAATATCGTAATACTTACTATCAAATCCAATCTTCCAACTTTGCTTAATTGCTGTTTGGTATCTTAAACGCCAAGTAACTATGATGCTGCTTTCTATCTGATCATTGACTAGGTTTTCAGTTCCTACGTTGCCAGTATCCGGGATAATTTCCATAGCATAAAAATTACCTTGGCTAGAATAGCTACGTTTATATTGTCCGCTATTATTTACTGATATAGTAGGTTCGTAAAGTGTAACGTGTCGGTCTAAGGTCATGCAAAATTTTTCCTATATCTAAATGCAACCCTATCGAAAAATCTTGGTCCTCGATCATAAGGCATATCATCGCCGAAATCGTAACCAAACTTAACACGCTGTAAAATAGCATGCTCTAAATCTTTTGGCATAGTAGCAAACCCGGCGGTGTAGACTATTGTCATTCTATCGCCATCTGATCCTATGCTGGGAGTAATTACCCCATCTAATAACGTGTATGCTGTGTCTTGAGTGCTTACGCCATCAATATACACATGTACACTTGTGACACTACCCAACGGCCAGTAGGGTAGCTCATAAGAGCTAGCCCATACTGTGTCCGCGGTAATAGTTGCGCTACCACAAACTACATGCGCATAGCTTAACGCCTCATTACAAGCCGCCTCGTATAGAAACGCAAGTAATGTGTCATCTGCTGTGCCATCTACGCGACAAAAAGACTTAATCAATGATAAATCTATTGCCTCGGGTGTGTAATTTATAGTATTCGCCATTTTTTATACTGTAACGTCTGTTGCTATTGCAAAAGATGCTGGTCGTAATACTGCTACATCCATGAAACGCTCAAGGTTAACCTCAACGATTGATGATTTCATATTAGTATATGGATCAACTAATAAAGTAGCACCTCCAAAGAATCCAATCTGAACATCATTAAAGTTACCAAATAATAGACCGTAAGTATCAGGATCTGGAGTGGTGTTCTTTAATGAAAGTGTTGTGCTGTCGATAGCATAACCGTTAGCAGTCTGCTGAGGATCTAACATTCCTTCAACTAGGAATCTTCCTGATCCAGCATCTACTTTAGTTTTCTTTAACTTAGCTACAACGTCAGGGTGTGCAACATAAGCAAGGTTACCTTCTAGTGCATCAGCAGCAGCTAAAGCAGCTTCCATATCAACTAAATCGTCATAAGATACAGCTCCGATTGTAAGAGCTTGCCCAGCTAATTCAGTATAGATACCAGAAGGTTGGTTAGATGATCCAGTACCGTTAAGGACTGCATTCTCTAAACCTTTGTTAAATGCTAAGTTCATCTGATTAATGATTCTTTGCTCAATACCTCGGCTATACTCTTGACGTAATAACTGATTTGAAAAAGATGAAGTAATTACCGCACGCTTTGGGCTCATGCTTACTTTGTCAAAGTTAATATCTTGCGCAGTATCCGCACCAGTTTCACTCTGAAAGTTTAGTGTATAGCTAGACGTTTGGCGTGGGAAATCTAC